GAACTTCCAGCCGTCGCCGCTGCTCTCAGGACCGTTGCCCATGCGGTTAGCGTAGACGCGGTTGGCAATCTTCATCGGCTGGCGTTCGTAAGCGCGGGCCAGTGCATCGGTCGGGAAGTACTTGCCGAAGATGCCGCGCAGACCCTTCGCGCTGTAGTTCAGGTTCTCGCTGAACGCCTTGAAGCCGCCCGACTCATGCGCCGTTTGAGCAAAGAAATGTGCAGCCCGATGAGGTGATAGTTTATAAAAAGCCGCAGCCGTTTTAAATGTACCCGGACCGAACGCACCATCTGCATGACACCCACATTTATGTTGAAGGTTTAAAAGGCTCATTTACCAGCACTCCGCCAATCAGGAAAGTCTTCTTCGTCAACCACGCCGTCACCGTTGGCGTCGTAGCGCAGGTCGTTGCGGTACTTCTCCCACGGGGCAAGGTCGTCGTCATCGTCTTCTTCTTCAGGTCCGCCAAAGGTTGTTCCAGCAGGGATTGTCCGATCAATGAAGACGGTGCCATTTGGATCGTCGTACACCTTCGGCGCCATCGCTGGCGTCAGTTCAAGCGGCGCTTCTGGCTCTGGCGCTGGCGCTGGTGCAGGCTCAGGGTCGGTGTCACGCGCATTAGCGTTAAGGCTCAGGCCGCCCAGCAGTCCGACAAGCGCACCGATGATGGTCTGGAACGCAGGGTTAATCATCTCAAGGACGGCAGTGCTGTCCACGACATCGTTAGGCACAAACATGCCGACGACCAGCGCCAGCACGACGACAAGGATAACTGCCGACAGCGTGACGATTGCCACACGCACGACAAACTCAACGGTGTCGTTGACGCCGTCGTGCTTGCTTTCAAAACTATTCAGGAAGCTCATCTTCTTTAATCTCCTTGTCCTTTGGCTTGATGGAGCCGCTGCCCTGCCCCGCCATAAGTCCTGCCAACGCCCCGACAATGAACGTCGCTATCGGGTTAATCAACTTGAAAAACTCAGCGTCGTTAGGGGACTGCCCTTCCATCGGCTGCGATACGAATATCAACGAGTATAGCACAGTCGCTACGATAAACATCAACGTGAACGACAGCACAACGCCGACAATGAAACGTAGCAGTTCCTCTGGCGACCAGTACTTAACTTTCTTCGACAACTTCTTTCTCACCTGTATCTATCAACCATTCGGTGCAGTAGCCCATAGCGATGCACCGCGGTTTCTTGCAGAGTTCGTCTTCCCAGTTCGCAGGGTCTTGGCAATCGTAGCGGTAGCGGTCTTCGCAGCCAGCAAGCACCAGCGCCGCCAGTATTAGACTGACTATACGCATACGTTCTCCTAGCCGGCCTTTTGCAGCACGTTCACTAGTATGCCAATTAGCAATACAATGATTGTGCCGGCGGAAGTCATGCCGACTTTTTCAATGCGCTTCATCCGCGCGCAGATACTCTCATACCGGAACGCGCAGACCTGTTCGTGCGTGTTAAGTTGTGCTTGGGTCTGGTTGATAGAAGTCATAGGTTAGCGTCTCATCTTGTTGGCGGATACTCTACCGTATATCGGCACGGGATAGCCTTCGGAATAGTCAATATCTATCAACGGCTCACCGGTTTCAGGATCGAAGTCAGGAAATTCAGAGACGCCGTATATGCGGCGCATGGCGTTTTCGTTTTCTGCCTGCGTCATGATGTTCTGCGTCTGCGCGGCAATCTTAGCGGCGTCCGAACCCAAGACTTTACCTGCAACACGAGCGCCGCCTCCCGCGACACGGCCTGTTTTAGTCGCCCTAGCTTCCCGCGCTGCTGCTTTTTCTACAGCCGCTGCGGCTGCTTTCGGGTCAAGCATTTCTGTGGCGATTTCGATAGCTAATTTATGGTCGATTTGGCCCTGAAGACGGTTGTAGATTGTGTTTGCAACGGTTGCGACACGGTTTAGTAACGCAGGCATATTTCCGGTCTGCGTCGCCAACTGAGTAATGCGCGGCGCGGCGGCTGCACCTTTCTGGGCTTGCGTTTTAGTTTTGGCAACGCGCGAAAGATCGTCGCGTATAGCTGTAATTACGGCCATTTGGTCTGGCGTAAGCACATCGGTCAGCGCCTTAAACCGAGCCTCGTTAGTGGTCGCACGCTTCAACGTACCCGGCGCGTCCGCTACGGCGGTAGCAAATACACCTGCGCGTTCTGTTCCACCTTCCAGCGGGGCGGTGAGTTTTCCTTCAAGGTACTGACCGACTTCCATTTGGTTGATCGGTTTAGACTTTTCGGCAAAGGTTGTGCGCGCTGCCCCGTACTCCGGAACCTTAGACTCCAGCCAACCTAGCAACCGTTTACGCACATCCATGACTTGTGAACGCGCGCCTCGGGCCAGCGCAGTATCGCCAGTTTTAGACAGCATATCATCCAAAGATATTTTTATGTTGTGGAGATACAGCGTCGGGTTTGTTTCAAAAGTAATCCCCTGCGACTGCGATAAGCGCGCGGCTTCTGGCATCGCTTGCTTAATGTAAGGGTCGTCGGACAGCACCATAAGTTTCGGGTCGGCGAGGAACTTGCGTGCTTCGGCGGCGGCGTAAAGCGGATCAGTTGCGGCGGTCCGCGCAGCAATCGCCGCCGTAAGGTCGTCGGCTGTTCCGCCAACTGTCCGAAGGCTGGCAAGACGTGCGGCTTCGTTCGCGCCGGCGCGCATCAGATTTTCAGATGGCAATGCTTTGGCGCCGGCCTCACCCATTGCAGAAAACTTAGTCAGGCCCAAATCCGAGGCTTGCTGCGCGGCGGTTGGTCTGCTGCCGGGTACAATCTCACCGGGGGCGCGTAGTTGAGCGATAAGTTCAGGCGCGCGCCCTTCGGCGGCTTCCATATACGCCGCCGATTTAGGTGACATAACATTAGCGACTTTAAGTGGCGTGCGTTCTGCGATTTTGACAGCAGCACGGCCAGCAGGCCGCAGCACATTTACTGGGTTTGTAGCTTCGGCTGCACGCGTCAAGGCGTCAGCTACACGCGCGGTTTTCGGCGCAACTTTAGGTGCGACCTTTGACACTACTTTTCCGCCTTGGCGGACAGCGCCAGCGCCGCCGGACAGTAGCGTTGACATATCAGCCGCAAAACCTACCGGATCAGTTGCCAGCGTATTGTAAATGGCGTCACGGGTACCGTAGCGGTCTTTCATCTGGCCGCCAAACTGCCGCGCCGCACGCACGGCGCGGTCCGCCGATTTGGGGTCACGGTCCAATTCATTGATGAAATTGTACACGTTTTTCGGCAACGCTTTTTGCGCGCCCGTTTTCAAACCGCCTGCCGCAATATCAAGAAGCGTGCCAGCCGTTTCAACAGGATTAGTGACAGCCTCGTAAAGTCCAGTTGCAAACTCAGCGGCGCTGGATGGGATGTTAGGTATAGCTTCAACAGCGGCGCCAAACAACGAACGCTTAGGCGGCGCTTGCTTTGGTGGTTCCGCGCTCTGGCGAGAGCGAACGCGTGCGCGGGCAAGCGCGAGAGCGCGCTGCTGCTCTATTGTCATTGCCATAGTTTGCGCTCCGCAGGTGTCATTGCTTTCCATTCCGCAGCAGACACGCCCGGCGGCGTTTTAGTGACTGGCGTTTTTGCTCTAGGGGACGGCGCCCCTCTTAGTTTAAAGTCAGGGTATTCTTTAATATCATCGCCGTACTGAACATTGTATACGCGTTCAGCAAGATTGGTCGCGTTGCGGACCTGCTCAATGATACGGTTCATTTGGGCGTCAAGCGCGCGCGGCGTCATACCTTCAAGATCAAGTTTGGCGATCATGTCGGCGACAATCTTCCATTCTTGCACCGCCATAGGCCCAATTGCGCCTGATGCCGCAGCAGCGTCTTTACCTAATCCGGTGACGACGCCCTTTAAGTTGCCGATAAGCGTGTCTGCTTCTCGACTGCTTGCGCGGAATGAAGGAATGTACCCGCTATAACCAGTAATGGATTCCTTTTGGTCGGCGGAAAGAGCTTTGATTTTACTGGCAAGCGCGATAACACCTTCTTTCGGGTTGTACGCTTTGTCCATTAGCGCCTGCGTTTTGGTGTACGCGTTTGCCACTTCAGTTTTACGTGCAAGTTTCTGCTGCCGCGTTACCGGCGCTGGGCCAGCATCACGCACAGCTTTAATTTTTGCTGCTTCCGCGTCATATAGTTCTTGCTTTGATGGGCGTTGTGCCTGCGATATTGCCGCCACATCTTGCGGGTTTACGTTGTATATACCGGGGGTTGGCGAAGCACTGCGCCCCTGAATTGGGTCGCCGACCCTATACTGCGCCTCTGTGCTCCGCATCATCGGCATATCGCCGCCTAGATTAGCGGTCCGCAATTGCGGCGTTGGGCCACGGAAGTCAGCAAAGCTTGCGTCAGGTCTTTGCACGGGATTAGCGGGCATCTGCTGCTGGCCCATTGCGCTGTCAGCCAGCGACGGCGCGTCAGCTTGCAACCTAATGTTGGCGCGCTGGAAGGTGTCCATGAGCGCCTGTTTATTTTGCGGCGGCTGAGACGCTAAAAGCTGATCAAAGTCCACCTGCGCCATGACGCCCGTGTTGAACGCAGAGTCAACAATACGCGACATCACGTCAGGCGTCATCTGGGCTGCACCGCCCATGCCAGTAAAGGACGCAGCGGTATTTTTCATACCTAATTCGGTCTCTAAACGATCTAAATCTTCTTGTTGGTATGCGTTTAAAGGCCGCTCCGCATCAGTACCAAAGGTCATTGGCGCGGCGGATACTGCCGATGGGTCGCGCTCCATAGCGGATGCCTGTGGTGCGGTAGGGGTTGCGCGAGGCGGTTGATTTACGTCGCGTATATTTGTTACGATTAAAGGCGTCGCCTCAAACGGTGTATCGCCGCCAGAATCTACCGATATGGGGTTGTTATTTTTATCATATACTATCTCATTCTTCCGTTGCGACGTGTTCTTATCAATAAACTTGTCTGCTTCCGTGATAAAAAATTTCAATGCTTTACCGTCGCCAAGTGTAGGCGCAATTTGACGCATGACGGCTGCGGAGTCAGGATCAATAGCTTCTGTTTGCTTTAACAAAAGCTGATAGGCTTCCTCAGACCCAGATTGCAGAACTCCTAGCCCGCGGTTGCGGAGTTCTTTCATTCCCGCAACGCGGAAGGCTTGGTTTTCTTTACGCACATTCAATCTTTGCGTTTCTTCCGCACGACTTTCACCCGCGCGGGCGTATTCCATCTCTTGACGCGCGCGCTCGCCCTGAAGTTGCGCGGCTTCTTGCTGTCGCGCCATGTTCATCATGTTCGCCATCTGCGTCGTAGCACGGGCAGGATCAGGAAGCTGCGGATTGCGCGCCTGAAGTGCTATCATCTGGTTTGCCATGTTTTATCTTCCGAAATCGAGAATGTCAGTTAGAAAATGCCGGGGCTTTTTTTAAACATATTGGTAATGGAACTGTCCATGCCGCCGGGCGTACCCCTGTTGTAGAAGCCCATCATCGCGTTCTGCATGGGTAGTTGCCCTGCAATCCCGCCGACTTGACCAAGGACTTGGTTCAGCGCGTTAGCTTGACCGATGTATCCAGATGCACGGGCTTGGCCAGCGTTATAGATGTTCGATGCTTCGTTCTGGCCCATCTGCCCTGCGGCGCCGGTCATCACGTTCGCGGCAGACTGACCTGAACCCATCAGCGATTGCAGCGGGTTAAGCCGTGCTGCCCGCTCAGTCTGAAAACGGTTGAACGCGTTCTGATATTCTTGGCTGGCTAAGTCTTGGCCGAAACGCTGCACACCCTTCAGGGTGGAGCCGGATAGCAGATTGCCGCGTGCGGCTGCCGACCGCTCTAGCGCCTTCATGCCTTCGGCTTGGCGGAAAGCATAGCCGGGGTCTTGTTGGAATTGATCTGTGCCAAAGGCTTTCGCCATGCTGCCGTAACCAGCGGCGGCCTTGTCGCCACCGATACCCAGCAACTGCATAATCTCTTGCTGCGCTGTTAAGCCACCTTGGCGAAACGGCTCTTGCAAAGCCTTTTGTTCTTCGAACATACGCTGTTGGGCAGCAGTAGCGTCACGCGCAGCCTGCTCTTGCGTTCTGGCGGCTTTTTTAGATGCTTTGCCGGCTATGGCGCCGCCAGCCAGTGACGATGCGGCGGATACGCCTGCTGCGATTGCCATGCCTGTGGTAATTGCCATTAGTTTAATCCCTTTACGAACACACGTTCTGTGGGTGTATACCCTAAACGCCCGTACATTTTCACCATAGTCTCAACGCGGTCGTTGTCTAGCGCAACCATAAACATAGCTTCTGCCTGCTTACTCTTACCCCATTTTTCTATCTCTTGAAACAGCAATTTTGATGCTGCTCCGCCCCGTGCGTCTGGCTTGATATACCACCACAACTCCTGCGCCACTAGCTTTGCAGGGTTAAAGTACATCGGGTACGCAATCGCCGCGGTAATGCCAATCAGTTCACCTGCGTCTTCCGCCACCAAAACGATCATGTTCTCGCTGTCTAGCGCGCCTTCGACAAACGCGGCAGTGCCTTCGCGGTCGAACGGAACTATATGGCTTACAGGTGTCGTCGCAACAAACGCTTCCGCCAAGTCCATGTAGCTTGGCATGTCGTCAATAGTGGCGGCGCGCACTGTTACGGGCATTAGCTAACCAGACGGCCTGACGCGCGGATGTTAATCGCCGACGCCGTGCCAGCGATTGTGCTGATGAAGCCATTGTTAGGCAGCACATGGCCGACCAATTCAGGAAACGTATACGTCTCTGATGGCTGGAGCGTTTTGGTCTTGACAATCAAGTTGTCGTTGCCGGCGCTGCCCGCAGCCGTGACAAGGTTGACGCTGATGGTCGCCGCGCTGACGCTGTAGTTAGTCGCGGTAAACTTGTCGATGATCGTCTGCACGCCGTTCGACGTGTACTGTGTCGTCTGAGTGTTCTCCGCTGTCTTGGCGGGGATGATGTTGCTAATAGAAACTGCCATGTTGTTCGCCTTTTAACCTACAACGCCCGACCGCAAATTGGTCGTTCCGTATGTGTCTGTTGTAACGGTTGCCCCATTGTACCACAGCTTATAACTGGCTGCCACCGTAACAAAGCAACCGTAGTTGATCGCACTTAAGTTGGTTTCAATGTAATCAATCGTGCTAGTTGTGTAGATGCCATGCGTCCAAGAAGACGCAGCACCATCGACAACGGGCGCCACATAGCTGCGCGAAACATTGTCGAGATACACGCCATACGTTCCGCCCGATGATCCGCGCCGCATAACAGGCGTTAGTCGCAACTGCCCAGAGCCTTCAGCGTACACACCGACACGGCAATCTTTAATCAAAGTCCCGTTTACGTTTACAGTCTTTGAGTTGATAATACTAATGCCGGTGTTGTCTAGCGTGCTGTTGGCGATGATGTCGCCGCCGTCAATCAAAACAAGACCGTCTGTATCTTCAACTAGCACAGCAGCACCGGCAGCGTTTTGAGCGCAATAATTTCCGCGCAACTGAATGCCAGCGCCTTCGTTGCAATTTATTACGGTTAAGCAGTTAGTAAGCACTGCATCCAACACGCAGTTGTTTACGCGCACATCTTGATGGGCCGTTTGGGCAGGAATGGTTACGCCGGCTGCATCGCTGCCGTCAACATAAACGCCCAGTTCAAGTTGGGACATTTCATACTTGTCAATCCATGTGTCACCTATGTAACCAAATAGATACACGCCAAGTCTAGCCGTACCAACGGCGCCAGCGCACGAGCTGTTTGATATCGTCAGCGACGCGTTCGCACCGATAAAACCAAAGCTGGTGGAATAGCCGCCGATGCAATGCGCCGTGAAATAATCTACAAAACCATTGGACGCGCCAGCATTGGGACGCACACAGCCCGTGTGGTCCATCGTGCAGAAAACAGTGCCGTAAACGCGGTATCCAATAGGTGAGCCATAATCAAAAATGTGGCTCATCTGGCTTTCGTACCAACCAGCTATAAGCCATCCGGGGGCAGCGTTTTCGCGCCGATTGGTCGAAGATGGGTTAACAACGCCATCTCTAATAGTGTTAATCCAGCTAATGTTTAGCCGCCGCGCGCAACCAGCAACCGAAGTGGTGTTTAAAGTTCCAACTCTGACCACAGGATCAGTAGCAGTCGCTGCGCCCGTCAAAACAATCCGCGTGCCGCCCGGCCCTTCAGCAGAACCGCCAGAACCAATAACTTGGCGATAGCTTTGGTCGAGGATAACGGTGCGCGTAACCACATAGTCGCGCGGCCCAAACTTATTCACCTTAAAAATCTTGTGGCACGTTTCGATTGCATCCGCGTCGGTGCCAAACCAATCAACCCATCCTTCTGGTGTTAGGTCGTTGTTGATATCTACTTGAGTAGTGCCGACGGCATCTAAAAAGATTTGCGCGCAAGGCGCGTCAATGCCGCCTGCAAACGCCAATGATCCACCCGTGCGACGAATCCTAGCGTTGCCCGCAAAAGTTACTCGCGTAGTAAATAAAACGCCCGCAACGCGGTACGTCCCTTGCGGTATAAGTATGGATTTGCCCGACGCGGCGGCGGCGGCAAAAGCCGCGGTATCGTTTGCAACGTCATTACCCACCGCGCCAAAATCTTTTACAGAAACGTAATCCTGTAGGCGGCTGGTAACAGTCCGCGTTACTGCGTTTGTGCTACCTTGGTTATATAGAATGTCAGCCGCCGTAGCGTTAGACGGCAATATACCGGGGATATTATCTTTAACCCATATGGATACGTTAGTGCTCGTAAACAGCGAGAACTTATATGTGGCTGTCGAAGTTAACCAAACTTCTGAAGGTATGCGCCCGGCGCTATCTAAAACAATCGGGTTAGCGTTTGGTGTCGCGCCGCTGTTACTGGTATACGTTACCGCAGGTGTGGTCGTGCCGGCTGCGTATGTATACAAAAGGCCGCCCGCCAAAGGGACGCCGTTGTTGTCGAAGAATTGCCATCCGGCCCCTGCCAACGGCGAAAGATTAACGGTCATTGTTTGTCCTTTTGATGGAGCCGCGAAATAAAGCGTGATGTATCGCGCGATAATACGGCATAAATTTATTTTTGTAAATCGGCGTCTCCACACCCTATAACCGGTTGGTTGCTGATGTTGCTGATTGATACGGCCATATCAAGTCTCCATAGAACTTATATTGTCGGTCACTGTTAAAATAACCGACGGAATTGAGGGGTGTATACCTGTTGCCACTTCCGCAAGCAACTGCACGGATGTATCGTCTACTTCCCACATCAACTCAATGTAGTCCCCAGCGTTTAACTGAATGACGTAATTCCAAGCTGCTAGAGTTTCAGCATTGTTACCTTGTATGCGGATTTGACCTGCGCTGTCAGGGACGTTGACGCCATTCTTGCGTAGCCATATCCATACCAGTCCAACGCCGCCAGCGGTCTTGTCTAACTGCGTTGAGAACTGAATGTTGTAGATGTTGGGCCGATCAACAAAGATGCGCGACGTTGGCGTGCCGCGGGTGACGCCGAACGACAAATCTGTTGTGTTAAACGTCATGGCGTAAGCTGTGTTAATCGCTGCCGCTGTCTGCGTTGTTGTATCGTAAAACGAACCGTAACGCGGCGACCGAAACTCTTTTGGTGGCGGCGACAGCGCCAGCGCCTGCAACTGCGATTGAATGACTGCGACGTCGCTTTCCGTAGCGCCTTGCGGCGTGACGCCGGCGGCCTGCGCGAGAATGTTTACCTTAGCGTCCACATCAGCCGTAGCGGAACAGCCGTCAGGGGCGCTTTCGGTTGTCTGCGCCAACGACGCCAGCATGGCATCATACGTAGCCAAAAGCGATGCTGTGTCTGCCGACAATGTAATTTGATCTTGGTTGTCCTGCGTAGCGTTCCGCAACGACAAAAAGAATCTATACCATTCACGGCTAATTGCGCCTGACCGTGGGTCGATAAACTCGACGCGGGGCGGCGTAATGTTAGTAGGGTTGAGAGGGGCTAGCGCCATCAGGCGCTCGTCCCACTAAGCAGCAGTTCAGCACCCATGATGTAAATCCGTACAGGGTCTGTACCAGACACTTCATAGACGCGGTCGCGGATTTTCATCGTCGCACCGAGCCGCCGCCATATGGTACGAGTTCCGTATGTGCCTATAGCCCCCATCGACTTCCAATGCTCGTTAGACCATGTGTGGCCCCCATCATCGGAGAAACGCAGCATAACTTGCGGGTCGTTGCCTTGGCCGGTGTTCAGACCCACACCTGTCTCGCAATCAAGCTGCAAAGCGTGCTGGATAGTACGCGCAAGGTTATTAGCGCCGGTTGGCAGCGCGCGCCACGACCGCAGCCATTTCTGCGGCGCGCCATCGTCAGCGTACACGGTTAGGTCAAACGAATAAATCTTGCCGTTCTGGTAGTCGCCGACGACCGTAGTGTTGTTGAAAAACATCTGGCTGCTGGCGCGGTGACGGTTAAAATCGCCATTGGCAAACGACGCGCGCTCATGCCATGCACCAGTAGCGACGTCATACACCCATGTGGTGTCGGCGGTCGGGAAGTTCAGCACGTAGAAGCTGTGGCCGTCTTGCTGGTACGTGTAGCCAACAGCGTCTGACAAATCAGCGTATTCCTGCATCTGCCATTCGATAGCGTGCGTCGATACGCGCTGACCGATGTAGCCAGCGGCCTTGTAGACAATCCCTTGGCCGCGCGCGTCTTTACCTAGCCAGTAGACTTGGTTGTCCATCTTGGCGATGCTGTACGGGGCAGCGCAGCCTAGTTCGTTGAACGCACCTTGAATACGGGCCAGCGGAAAGTCGAGCAGCCCTGCGTCATACCAGACTTCGGTTGAGTTGGTGCCAAACACCCACACTTCGCGGTGGTCAACAAAGATAGCGGCTACGTTGTCTGGGTTGCCTTCTGCGCTAGAAAATTCCAGCGGGTCAATAGACAAGCCGTTGAGCAGTTGCGTAACCCAAATCTTTTGTGTGCCCGGCTCGTTAAACACGAAATAGCCGTCGATGTAGCCGACCGTACCCGCGCCGGGGAAGTCAGGGTCGGTAATCTGCTGGAACACGTCGGTGCTGGCGTTGTAGATGTAGCCTTGCGGGTTAGCGGCGATGAATAGCTGCGTGCCATTGTCGGCCATGCTGACAGGGCCAGAGCCGCCCACAGCGCCTTTAGCAACGGCGTTCCAGTTGCTGTCTACTTGAAACAGCGTTGGGCCAGAGACGATATAGCCGTAATTGCCATAGGTCCACATGCCGCGGATCGGGCCGACGCCGACAGTCGCCAGTGCAGTCAGCCCCGGCGCGCGCTGAAGGAACGCTGGTTCCTTGCCGCCTTCGGGGACAATTTCAGGAAACAGGTTAACCATACGGTTGTCGGCGGCGTTGACGCTTCTAGCGACATACGCCGACCCAAGGATCGGCGTCTTCATTAGTAGTTCCCGGCGTAGATGTTGAACCGCTGACGTGAAGCAATCAGGCTGTACGGTATCGACATGATGTCATCAGGGTTGTTGATGCGCTTGATGTTACGCTTCGACGACATTGCCAGACGGCGCACTTGCGACGAAGGCTCCGTACCAAACTCAGGCGCCATTTCGCACGCCAAGTTATAGCGGAACGCACGCAGATAGCCGGGCGGGAAATGCAACACTGTCGCCAGCGTTGCAGGCTGGGTCAGTTCTTGGACCGAAATGAAGTGCCATTCCAGTTCGCGCGTTGGGCGCGGATAGATGTACATTTCAATGTCGGGGAACGTCATGTTGACGAAGATGACTTGCGGGTATGTCGATGTGACGGTCTTGACCGCGATACCGTTATACTGCTGCTGGTTGATGAATTTGATGCCGTAGCTGACGCCCGTGCCGGGGTCTTTGAAATACGTGCTGTCGTCGAGCAACACTGGACGGTTGCCGATGAAGTCGCCGCTGGGGCCAAGCGTGCGCGATAGCTGGCCTGCGGGCCACATGAATATCTGGTCTTGCGTTGCGTAAACGGACAG